ATATAATTTTAAACTTGTTATTTTTTCTTCTTGATCTATAGGAATTTGTTCAATCATAGATTTTAGATGATATGGAATTAAACTCAAATCATTAGTTTCTATATTTTTTTGATCACAAGACATGATTCTTACGGGACATTTTTCACACCTTCTAATAGCATTTACAAAAACGACATTTGTCTCAACAACAATTTCCAAACTTTCTCTTTCAGGTCTTTTTGGTAAATTGAATTTTTCTAATAATTTTAAAAGTTCGTTTGAAACTTTTTCTTCTTTAATTGATTTTATTTCAACAACTTTCATTATTTTTATTTATATATATTAATATTTCAATTTTTATATTATTATAAATGAGTTGGATTTTTGTAAAACATTCAAATAGTAAATGTAATAAAGAATTATTAAGTTATTTGTTACAACATAAACAAAGATTAAAAAAAGAATATAATATTAAAGTTATTATTATATATGAATATATGATTCCTAAGTTAGATAAAAAAATAACAAAACTTCCTGTATTTATTAATAATGGTAATATAATTACAGGAAATGAAGCAATTATAAATTATATAAAACCAAAACAAAATAAACAAATTTCTGATGATATTCATTCTTTTTGGAACAACGAAATAATTAGTGGAGGCGATGATGATTTAGAAGATGTTTCTGAAGAAATTAAAAATAAAACATTAGATAGAATGATGGAAAGAAAAGAATCGATTCCGGTTGTGAGAAAAAAAAAGGAGATAATCGAAAACACGAATGTACCATTAAATACTGATATGTCTATTAGCGATATGGACACAGACCCTATTATGAGAAAATATTGGGAAAATCTTGAATCAAGTCCGGGAGACAATTAGTCTTATCATGTATTCTAGTACTTTTATTAGTAATAATAGTATCACAGTATTTTTCTACATTTTCTGTATCTATAGTATAAAAAGGATTTTTATATTCACACTTACCATCAAGTAAATCATATATTTTATAATTTATTTCATAATCTCCGTCTTCTATACTTATATTATTTTCATATAACCTATATTTTAAAACTATCTCAAAATTTTGGTTATTGGTAACAAAAAGATAAATAATTTCTAAATCGTAATAATTATTTATAACCAATTGAATATTTTCAGTAAATCCTACCCTATAATAGTATTTATTATTTTTTTTGTATCTTATCAAATATACACAAGATACATTCATAAATTCTTTAGGAATTGGAACCAGTTCTTCTTCTCTTTCAGAAGAATTAGATGTATCATCTTCAAAGTCTTTTTCAATTCCTAATCTTTCTAAGTATTTATCAAAAAAATCTTCCATTTTATATATTTATACTATTAATGATTTAAATTGAGACAAATATGGAATTAATAAATACATAAAAAATGATAATAATAAAATTATAGTTAATATTACCATTTTTCGTTTTTTATATATTTAAAAAGTTCTAATCCATCTAAACCAAAATTCTTTATTTTTGGCAAATCATCAACTCGTTCCCAATTCACTCTAGGGTCGTTTAATGTTCTTTCTTTTCCTTCTGGCAATAGTACATAATTACCCCCAGTCTCTATCTCTATTATTTTATTATATCCTAAGGTTTTACAAAATTGGACAATATTAAAATTCTGAACATCGATAGATGGTTTCATAATTTCTATCATGTCATCATTTAATCTCACATGATTATGTTCGAAAATTATTATAGGTTTACACATTCTAATAGTATTACTAGCACCATAAAACATTAATGGTTCAGAGCCCTCAATATCTACTTTTATAAGATCTACTCTTTTTAAATCTAAAGAATCTATTGTTATCATATCAACCATTGGTCCGCCTTTACCAAGCTGTACTGCTCCGTAATTATTTGGTCCTTTTGTATCTAGCTGTTTTTTTTCTTCTACACATTTTTTTTCATTGATTGTAACGTATTTAATTTTTCCTCTTTTTGAATCATTTTTTACATATTTTGCATCTGTTGGAGTATGAATCGTTATTTCTTTAGCCAGTGAAGTTTTCATTATTGTATGTCCAACGGCTTCTTTGTGTAAAGTAACATTTTTCAAATTGTTTACTTTTATATTATATTCTAACGCCTTTCTGGTTTTAAGAAAAGGTTCAAAAGAATGAATTCTACCATTATTTCCTACAATTTTAGATAAAGGAATAGTTACACATCCTACATTAGTTCCAATATCTAAAACCACATCTCCAGGTTTTAAAAATTGGGCAGCTATCATAATTAAATGTTTTTCATAATAATAACCCTTCTTTAATGTAGCCTGAATTGCTAAATCATTACTAGCTACTCTAACAATAGCAAATTCGTCATATATATATTTACTATCTTTTTCTCCAACTTTATAATCTATATAATCACCACCACCATTATATATACTTTTAGTTTTTCTACTAACCATTCTTTTATTTGATTTCTTTTTACTGTTTTTTTTATTTGACTTTTTTTTATTTGACTTTTTTTTGGTTGACATTGTCGTATATTATAGATTTTTATTTTATACTTAATATTAATCATTCCATTTTGGTTTAACATATTTATACAAAGTATATCCGGAAGTATTAAACTCGTTTAATCCTTGTATAGTATCGACTTGTTCCCAAGATATTTTTGGATCGTTATTTACTCTTTGTGTATCTTTGGGAAAAAGAATATAATCTTCATCAGACCAAACTAGTTTATCGTATCCCAAAGTTCTACAAAATTTTACAAAATCAAATCTGTATACACTGGGTGGAATATTTAATTCTTTAACATAATCTTCGCTAAGTTTTTGCCAATTATATTCAAAGGCTATTATTGGTTTACATCTAGTTATGGTTTCTCTAGCACCGTATAAAGCTATAGATTCGGCTCCTTCGACATCTATTTTAATGAAATTTACTACTGGTAAAGATAAAGAATCTACTGTAATCATATTAACTATAGGTCCACCTTTACCTAATTGTACACCGCCATAATTGGTACTTTCTTTACTTTTAATATCTTTACTATCAATTCTGAAATCCATATTTTTAATTTTAACAACTTTTTTAGAATTTTTTTTACTATTATTTTTTTTACTATTATTTTTTTTATTATCTGTTTTTTTTAAATTTGCTATTTCTCCAGACAGAGTTGTTTTCATTATTGTATGACCAGCTGCGGCTTTATGTAAAGTAACATTATTTAAATTATTTGTTTTGATATTATGTTCTAAATATTCTTGTGTTTTAGGAAAAGGTTCAAAAGAATGAATTCTTCCGTTATTTCCAACCATTCTTGATAAAGGAATAGTAACACAACCAATATTAGTTCCCAAATCTAGACCAACATCTCCTGGTTTTATATATTGTGAAATTTGCATAGTTAAATGTTTTTCAAACAAATAACCTTTCTTTAAAGCATCCTGTATAACCATATCATTACTAGCAACTCTAATTTTAAATATATCATCATAACCAAAACCGCTATGTTTTTCTTTTTTTTCTCCAACAATATAATCAAAGTATTCAGAACCGCCTTTTTTGTTTATTCTTTTTTTACCAGAACTTTTTTTCTTACTGTTTTTTTTGCTTTTCTTTTTATTAAAATTTGACATTGAATTATTATATTATATATAATTATCATTTTTAAAATAAAGATATATGAACAATATTAATAAATACGAAGAAAAGGTGTTTTCTCAAAATGGAGAAGATGGTGTTGTTTTGTATCTTATTGAAATTATAGCAAAAAAATACGATTTAGATAAATCTTATTTCGAGTTTGGTGTAGAAGATGGAAGTGAATGTATTACAAGAATTATTAGAGAAAAACTAGACTGGAAAGGTACAATTTTGGACGGAGGTAATGAAAATAAAAAAATAAATTTATTTCAGAGATTCATTACATATAATAACATTCATCAATTAATAGATGAATTTAAAGTACCAAAAAATCTTGGATTGTTATCTATAGATACTGATTATAATGATGCATATATTGCTACTAAATTATTAAAAAAAATAACTCCATCAATAATAGTTGCCGAATATAATGTTCTTTATAAATTGGAAGATAAAACCGTTATTCATGATATAAATTATTATTGGGATAGATCTGTATATTATGGAGCATCTGCAAAATGTCTTATATCTGTTTATAAAGATTATATTTGTGTATATATGAATAACGTAAATATGATCTTTGTTCATAAAAAAATAATGAAACTATTTCCAGAATTTAAAAAATTACAATTAGAAAAGTTAATTAACAAATTTAAAATACCTGCTAAATTTAAAAAAGATTTTTATGGAAGATTTTATGCATCATCAAAAGATTTAAATTTAAAATTTATAAATATTACATTAGAAATATCAGAACAATTACCAAATATTATAGATAAAAAAGATATTGATACATTAATAAATAACAAAAAAAATAATGATTATCTATCATATGATAATAATATAAAATTAATATATGCAAAAACTATTTCTATATTAACTAAATATAATAAAAATATAGTACAAACACTAACATCAAATTATATTATAATGAAAACAAGATAATAGATATTATATTTAATTTACACTTTTAAATGCTCCATCTTTTATATACCATAAAGACATATAATGATACCCAGGTTCGTTTGGTTTTCTTGGGTACAATTCTAGTGGATATTGATCATCAAAATTTCTAGTTAGAGGTAATTGTGGTTCTGTTGGTAGTAGTGATAGATTTCTTATTTGTGTTCCTCCAGTAAGTGTCATAAAACCATTACAATAATCTGAATTATTAATATAATTCGTGGCTAGAAAATAACAATTATTAAATACTTTTAATATATTTGATAATGCAGTATTCACATCATCGATATGTATGTGTTGAAAAACTTCTCTAACAATAATAATAGATAAGTTTTGATTGTTTGTCTGTTTCTGTAATTTACTCAAATCTTCTATATTTAACATACTACCTTCTCGTATATTTTTTAAATCTTTTTCTTCTATACATCTTACATTTCTAGAAAAACCGTTATCTTCTGTTATTTTATATTCTGTACTAATATCATTTACATAATGGTTAGTATAATGTTTTTTTTTATCTACAGTAAATTGTGTGATACTGTTTCCACAATACTGTTCAAAAATATTTTGTAAATTTACTGCTGATACGTCCAAACCATAATATTCAATGTTTTTTGTTTTTCGTATATTATATAAAGTTTCTCTCATATATGTCATATCCCCACAAGCCAAATCAATAATAGTATTTATTTTATATTCTTCTACAATATTAGTTATAAAATTAATAGTTTTTTTACATTTAGTAATATCAGATCCCTCAACTGATAATGTTTTTGTTATAGGGGGTAAATTTTTTGTTTTAGGGTCTTGTGCCCATCTTTGAGAACTATAAATAAAATCAAATTCGTTTCCACTAATACTAACCACTATATGGTTATTTTGTTTTATAACAACACCATAATCTTCTACGTGTGGATTTATTATTAATCCTCTATCATTATTATAATGAGAATATGTTTTTAGTTCTTGGATTAATCTCAAATAATTATCGTTATTAATTTTATTTTTTTCTATTCTCATAAATGTACAATATTGACCAAAATTTTTTATAACAAGTGCTATAGTTTTATCTGGAAAAACCATTTTCATATCATTTTGTAGTATTATCTTTTTTTTAATTTTAAGTTCATTTTTAGTAGATTGTATTTTTCCAATAAATCTATTAACAATAAATTTTATATCTTCTTGTTTAAATTCTTTAGTCATTTATATAATTATATAATTATTAGTTTAATCAAAATTAAAAAGATACTTATCAGTTGGTATATAATTAATATCTATATATTTACATATTTTTTCCCATATCTTATCATTAACAATTAATGTTTCTCGACTTTGTAAATGAATACATTCTAATATAAGATATTTTCTGTTTCCAGATGGCAAAATAGCTTCTAAAATTTTATATATAATATAAGGATAATATATAGTATTTGTCTTATTATTATCCTTTATTGAATCATAAATATTATTTACTTGGTCAAAATAATTGTATAGCTCTAACGATTCTTCATATGTTAATTGTGGCGGAAAAATATTATTTATTAACCTTCTTATATAAGGTACATGATCATTATATTCTGACATTTTATTTTCTTTTAAATAATTTCTTATTTGTACACATTTTAAAAATTTTAAGTTAGTTATATTGTCTCTCTTTAAACATTTTTTAATTGTTTCAATACAAGATGAAGAAATATTAAATAATTCTTTGGCTTGTATTCTGTTAATCCAAAATCTACAATGCTTTCCAGGATCATAAGAACCATATTTTGATTTTATTACAGATGTATTGTTTGATTGTGATATATCTAATAAAGAACCTATCATATATTTTAATCTTCCACAGTTTGTACATTTATATTCGCTTAATTCTTGAAACATTATCATTTTTCCTTTACATTCACAAATGTCTGTTTCTATATCAGAAACATGGGTTGATATATTGATTTTTTTAATTTTTTTTAATTGTGCATTACATAAATTAGAAAAATTATTTTCTATATATTCTGTATATTCGTTAAGTATGTTTATATAATTAGAACTAATTAGATAATTACTATATAAATCACTAACAGAATTTTTATCTGTTTTACTATCATCATAATATTCTGAAATAAATGAAATGGTTTCGATTGTATATGTTTTTTTATGTTTTAAAAAACTATTATAAATATCTTTATTTAACAGGTTATTTTTTTTATTTAAAATAAACTCAAAACAAGAATTTAATAGCGCTAATTTAAATTGTATATTATTGTGATTTCTCTCTAACGAATTTTCCATTGTTATATATAAATATGGATACTGAAAGATTAAATAGAATATTTGGTTTAGGACCTAAAAAATTATTAGAATTAAAAAGATATTACGGAGTTAGAAATGTTACAACTCTAAGAAATTATTTACAAAAATTTCCAGATTTATTAACGGATACTCAAAAGATTGGATTAAAATATTATAAATACCTTAAAAAAAAAATTCCATACAGTGAAGCTGAAAAACATATGAAATATATTACTAAATATGTGAAGAGCGCAGTTCCTACTGGTAGTTTTAGAAGAGAAGTTAATTATCTAAATGATCTAGATATTATAATATTAACACCAATTGATGAATTTATTGAATTTTTTAAAAAAAAGAAATATATAATAGAAATATTACAAAAAGGAGACTGTACCGCTAGTGTTATAGTTTTATTTGGTGAAAATATAAGACAGTTAGATATTTTTTATACAAAAAAATCTAATCTATGTTTTATGCTTTTTTATACTACAGGAAATAAATTATTTAACATTTATACAAGAAAATTGGCAAAAAAATTAGGTTATGTTCTTTCTCAAAACGGTTTGATGTCGATTAAAACTGAAAAATATGTTTCGACTATACATACAGAAAAAGATATATTTAAATTTCTAAAAATAGATTACGTTGAACCAATTAATAGAGAATTAGTTAAGAATACTTTTTAATTGATCTTGCTAGGTTCTTCGGCCTCTGTAAAAAATTCACTCTTCGAAACCGTTGTACCTCCCTGTGAAAAATCAAATACATCAACTTGAACAGCGTCGTATGGACAATCTTTACTAACTGTAAAATTTTCTTTATGTTTAGACATATCTTCGGCTCCAAAATTTTCAAATCCAGAAGGGTTTTCTTTTCTATAAGCTTTAAATTCTTCTGGTTCCTTTCCATAATCTGCAATATTTTGTTTTTTCTTACGAATAACCCTTTTTCTCATTAGATCAGCTCCAAGTTTTTTATCTTGTTCGATTTGTTTAAATATTTCTTCGATAACGGCTGTTTTTTCATTATAGAAATTAATTCTTTCTCTATTTTTTTTAAAAGAACCACACAAATTCCATTTACCATTAGTTAGAGTTAGAATATCAGCAATAACTTCGTTTTTATGTTTTTGAACAAATTTATCTGAATCTTCTTGTGTTTCAAATTGATCATATGGATTAATAGCAAATTCAATATCAGGTTTTTCACAATACAAATCATTAACAGAACTTCTAATTTCTTCATAGTTTGTATCAGTATAATATTGCCATCTATGATAAATATCAGCCGGAGGAATATGATTAACAAATGTAGACTTAGATTCATTAATCGATTTTCTTTCTGTATCTAACGGATTTGAACTATATGCACTTCTTATATGAAGATCTGGATTAAATGAAAAATTTTCATCTAAAAATTGTCTAATAATCAATCTTTTTTTCATATTTTCCGCTTTTTGTACAATTCTCGTTTCTTTAAGATGTCTTGCTTTAATTTCCGGATTAGAAAGATCTTTGGCTTCTGTAGAATTTAAAAAAACATAACTCAATTTAGCAGCGTTTATAGCTTTATGATACTTATCCAAAAAATCTTTACTGTCGTCCATATATACAGGTGGCTCTCCATCATCCAATCCGTGTTCGTCACATTTTCTATACAAAAATCCAATAAGCGATGTCATTAAAAATTTTCTCATATATTGTTCTTCCATATTTATAATAGAAATACAAGTCAATTTACCACTTCCTTCTACAGTTCTACCATAAGGATTAAGTCCGGTTCTTAACATGGTAACTTGTTCATCTGTCAATTTTTCAATCAAACCGGTATCCTCACGAACCATTGAAAGAAGCTGGTTAAAATCGCTAATATCTGAAATATTCATATTTATATATATATTATATTAATAGTATTTAATATATTAATAACATATAACGCTTCATTTAATTTTAAAAAAAAAATTTATATCATATAATTTTAATTTCTTACTCTACCTTGATAATTATTTAATGGATATATATCACCGTATATATCATAAGTTAGATCTTGATTAAATCCTAAAATTAAAGTGTATTTTTTGTAGTATTTATAAATAAAATCTATTATTATAAATAATAGTATCAACTGAATTAACGTTACTAGCATATATTTATATAATTATTTAATCATTAATCATTAAATAATTAGAAAAAAGGCATGTCATCATTGTAACCATTTTTAGGAACATAAATTACGTTACTACCAACAATAGTTGGTTTAATACCAGGTTTACTATTAGACTTACCGCTAGATTTACCCACAGGTTTACCTCCGAGCTTACTTCTAGATTTATTAATTTGACTCGAAACTACTTTATATACAAAAAGTCCCAACATAAATAACCCAAATATTATAAACAAAATAAGATCTATATTTCCTCCATACATAAACATTTTATATTATATAACATATTTTTTTTTATTAAATATTGATTTTAAAATCAGAAAGCATTGGGTCTTCTAGATCTAATTTCTTATTTTGTTTATCTATTTTATCGCATAAGTCCCATAATACTTTAGATCCAAATCTGAATGTATCATAAATATCGGCAATAGTATATCTAAAAGGATTTATATCGTCTCTTATATAAACTAACTTTTTGTAATCTTTTCTAGAAAAAATATATGGTATTATTTTAGACGCAATTTCTTTTTCTTTTTTATTAAAATTATTGCTACTTCTTTCAAAATACGCGTTAGCGCACTGACTGGTGGTAAAAATATTAACAAAAGAATTTTTTTTAATAGAAGAGTCCAAATTCATATCATCTTGCAATGTAAGAATTAAATTGATATAAGAATGTCTTCCTTGAAACAATATTTTTTTTACTACTTCTTCTTTTTGGAATTTTTTTAAAATAGCACCACAATCGTCTAGAACAACTACACAGTTTGGATTAAAATCAAGATATCTTATTGTATATTGTTCTATTGTAGAAATCCCCATATTTTTTAATCTAGTTTTATTTTTTCTTATTGTGGATTTATATAAATCTATAAGATACTTATCTCTTGTGTTTTTAATTTCTGTAATTATTATTTTATTTTCTGATTTATTTAAAGATTGGTGTTTTTCGATAAAATTTTCAGCCGTAATATTAGCTTTGTCATATATTCTTTTTTCTTCAATTGTTGAAACTTTGTCAAATAGTTTTTTAAGAATTACAATATCATTTACTGTATTATAGATTTTAGTAGATGCTTGTTGTCTTTTATATATTTCGTTTAATTTAGAAATATCTAATTCTTTGAAAATAAGAGGTTCCGGAACTATTCCAAAGAATGTATTATTATTATCTGCTGTTGGTGAAAATACAAAAATATTAGGAACTTTGTCTTTTAACAGATATAATATTTCTAATAAAATAGTAGATTTGCCACTATTAGAAGCACCAAATAAAATAGTACTTTTATTTAAATAATATTTATATGATTTTTCCAACATGTCTACTTTTATATCATCCACAATAATTTGTTCCATGTGTATATATCTATATAGATATATGTTTTAATACATCAGAACCACCAAAAGAAGATTTAACTTGGTATTTTGGTCCAGAATCAATTATATTAGTTAAGTTTGAAACCTCTGTACCTAATTGTTCTTTTCTACAATCAATAAGAATAAGTTTATTATGTATAAATACTAGAGCTACTGTGACTAGTGTAATATAAAACAATGTCTTAACCATTCTATTTTTTTCATAAATACTAATAATGATTAACATTATTGAAAAAGCAATTGTTAGAGAAACATAAAGTGGGTTTGCAAATAAATTACGAAAAGAACTTTCGTTTACATATTGTATTGAATTATTTATACTACTTTTACTATCCATTATTATATTATATAAATTAAATTTTTATAAATCAAATCCAAAGAAGTTGGAATTAGATTTTCTTACTATAGATTCTTTTGGAGAATCTACAGGAGAAATCGTCGGAGAAACCACTGGAGAATTTGTTGGAGATTGTGTATCTTCTAAACCGTCTTCTTGTGTTTTAAGTAACGAATTAGTTAGAAAATTTTTTGGTGATGGTTTGTTTGATAATATTGGAGAATTAGATGGAGAAGCAACAAATGGTTCTGTTTCTATATTGATATCTAGGTCTTTTTCATTTTTCTTTTCTACTAAATTACTCTGATCAATAGTTTTTATTAATTGTGGTTTTTCTGAAATTATTGTTTGTTGTTTTGTTTGTGATATTGTGTTTTGTGTTTTATTTTGTTTAACTAAAGGTTTCTTAACACTGCTTGCTTGAGTAGGTTTTTCTGTAATATTACTTACTTGATTAGGTTTTTCTGTAACACTACTTACTTGAGTAGGTTTTTCTGTAACACTACTTACTTGAGTAGGTTTTTGATATTCCAATTGTCTATCAGTATTACGAAAATGAATCGGGTTTCTTCTACCAAATAAAGAATTTTGATTAACTTCTCTTGTATAATTTTCTCTTGTATAATTAGTAACATTATCTTCATCGGAAGTAGATAGTTCGGTTTTTTGATTTTGGATAATATTTGTGTTTATATTTTTTTTAAGTTTTTGTATTTCGAGTTCAAGTCTTTTATTATCGTTATTTAATTTTGTATTATTTTTTACCAACTTGATTATTTCACTTTTAAGTTTATTTATCATTTCATAATTTACATCTGTATTTGAACGGTTAGAACCTTTAAAGAATTTTTGAAACAATAATTCTCTCTCATGCATTAATGCTAACAACATCTTATCTTGCAATTTACGAATTAAATTTTTATCATTATGTTTATCTATAATTGTATGTAATAATTCGCTACACAATATATCACTGCTGAATTGTTTCACCGATTGAGATAAAACTTGTTTTAATATACCATCTCTTTGAATATTTGTTGTAGATTCGAAAAAATCATCGGGAATGAAATGACTAACTATTTCATTGATACAATCACTAAATGAGATTCCGGTATATCTTGTTGTTGTATAATAATATTTGTGAAGACCTACAATTGTTTTTTTATATGATTCTGGATTATTTAATGACATTATGTATATTCCTACAACATGTTTATAACCTTCGGTAACAGAATCTGCTTTTCCAACCATTCTGAGTCGTTTAGCTTCTTGATAAAAATGATTATAATATAGATCTACTATAAAAGCCCCGACTATTTCAAATGTAGAAATAGTTCTATTACTAAATTGTTTTTTATTCATATATTAAATAATTTTTGCCTATTTAAAAGATTTTTTAGTTAATAGAATGTAATATATAATATATATAACATATATAAAGATTCTTAAAAAATATGTCTAAAGAAATAAAAGTAATTAAACAAACAGTCTCGGTACTTAATAAACAAGATTTATTTATACTATATGAAAAGCTATGTAAAGAGGCTGAAATAGATGAATATCATTATACTAATTTTATTAAATTATTGGAGTTTTCTAAATTGGAAAGTAAAAATGCTGTATTGTTAATAAAATCTATTTCAAAATATATAATACCTATAATTTCTGATGGTAAAAATTTCTCATTTCCTATTCAGTTTGGTTCTGAGATGTTGTGTAGTCTAAATGATAAATTAATTAATCTTCCAAACAATGAAATGTTTAATATTTCTGGTGTAATAATAAACTTTTTACAAAAAGATAATTTATCAAAAGATAAAATTATTTTAGGTTACTATAACAATTTTATAAATTATTTACATTCTTATTATGAACAAATGGAAGCAAGTTATTTATTTAATAATGTTCTTACATTAATGAAAATAGATTGTGAAATTATGTTTGAAGAGTCTACTTTACTCCAAACAGCAATATTATTAAATAAGTTATGTTTATTTTATGAATTTATACACAAAATAAGTACAAATTTAATGTATAGTTATATTTTATTTAAAAATCCAATAAAAATTATTAATCAAGTAAATGAAAAACATAAATTTAAAAAACCAAAGCTATATGATGAAATGTGTCGTTTATTAAAAACAGAACTATGTATCGATTATTCAGTATTTATTAATGATATTGATAAATATGAATATTTATTACTATATATAAAACTTTTAAATGGAGAATCTAAAATAGATTTTACTATAAAAAAGATATATACAAATACAATCGGTATAGAAGATAATAAAAAAAATTTATTAAAGTATTTAAAATTTAAGTTGTTTAAAAACAAAAAAGAAGACTTAACATTAGATGAAAAAAATATTCTAAAATTAAACTACGAAAAAGATGTCCAGTATCTCAATTTTATATCCAAAAATAAATGTGAACATATTCCTATTTTACGCCAAATGAAAAATAATTATACTAAATTATTACCTTTTGTTGAATTATCAAAAGAACAAATGATGAATTGTAATAAATGTAATATTCCTATATTATGTCCACATACTGTTGATCTTATAGACAATATTAAAACTTTAAAAAAAAAAGAGATATTATTAAAATATGTGAGTAAGACAGAAGATCAATATCAAGCGTATTGTAAGATATGTGGAGAAAAAATTCTTTCTATAGATAGTGATTTAAAACAAATGTTTATAGATGGTAAATTAATAAAATCAACATACGAAAACGAAACATTAGGACCAATCGTTTGGAAAACTGTAAATATAATTTTAAAAAAATATTTTGATATTAAATATCCAGACATACAAGAAAGTTTGTTATATGGTTTAAAGGATTCTATTTTACCATTTATTAGAGACGAGGAGACTAAAATAGTTGATAATAAAAGTATACCAGAATATAAATCCAAATTAATTTATGTAATAACAGATATTTATACTTTTTGTTTTATGATTGGAATAATGTTAAAGAACAGAGATACTATAAGTCTTAAAAAGTTTAAACATGGAGGCGATACAACAGAATACAAATTATCTTTAGAATATTATAAAATATTTCCTAAATATAATAATGAAAAAATAATTAAACTTATATTAAAACATAAAAACAGTGTTAAAAAACCTTTGATTACTTTCGATGATATTGAAGAAAGATTAAAATACTCTTCACATTTAAATATGACAAATTCTATACATATTGGTCAAAGAAAACTATTTATTTCAGAAGTTCAATTTCTTACTAAATGTTATATGGAAGATAAAGATTGTAAATTTGTTATTCTTGTTGGTTCTGCGCCTGGTCATAAAACACATTTCCTTTCAACAATGTTTCCTAGTTTTAAATTTATATTAGTTGACCCTCAAACATTTGATTTAAAATTAGAAAATAACATATCTCATAGAGATTATAAACATAAAGACATAATTCATTTGTATTATAACGCTCCTACAAATTCTCATACATACAAAGATAACAAACCATTGGATAAATATAATGAAAAAGATATAAAAGAATTGATACAATTTTTAAATAAAAGTAAACATAGTGTTTTTATAATTGAAGATTTTATGTCAGATGGATTATCTGAAATATTTTCTAGATTAGACAAATGTTTTTTTAATAGTGATATACGTTCAGCAGTATCTGGAGTTGGTGATTTTGATATTTTATGGAATACAGCTATGAATTTTGTATGGATATCTATTTTAAAACCTGTATTATCTTCTATAAAATATAGATTACCATTTAAGGAAAAAAACGATACGTCTATTTCTAAGTTCTATAATAAATACAAATCTACGTTTGAAGTTTCTAAAAAATATGGTATAGATTTTATAAAAGACTATAAAGAAAAAAATGGAATGGTAATGTCTATAGGAACAATTTACTTACAAGCGTGGCCTAAGATACATTCTACAGAAACTAGATTATTGATAAAAAAAGAAAATATACATAATTTTAAATTTTATGACTTTACCGAATATGAAGAAAAATTGTTTTATTATAATAACATAGATAGAAATTTTATATGTCACGAGAACGATAATTCTGATAAAAAAATTAATTTTTGTAAATGTAATGATTGTTCTATAGAAAACAATGTTTTAGTCGAATACAATACATATGTTAGCAATAAATATAATGTTCTTTATTATATTAAAAAACTTGATACTATTACAGAAAGACCTTTGAAATTTAAACATAAAAATAATATTTTTGAAATTCTTACAGATGAAGATATTATAACTAGATTAGGAAGATTTAAAAAAGAAAAAGATATCAACTTTGGAGAAATGATAGGAAATAAAGGAATTAAAGGCGGTAGTGAAGATATTTATTCTGAAAATAAACTTTTATTAAATTTTATAAATATTGTAAAAAAGGACAGATCTGATATTATAGAAGAAATACCTACTTTAGAAGATTTAATTAAACATATATTTATAAAAGCTTATAAATCAATAAGAGGAAATACTCATGCAATACATCAAACAAAACAACTAGAAATAAATTTTTTATTAGATGACGCTATTTATAAATATCTTTATTATATACATAATAGTTATATTGGTTCTGTAAAGTTTATAAATAGTGAAAAAATAATAGGTCTACCAATAGATAGTGTAGAATTTATTTTATCTAAATACAAAATAATAAATAAAGAAAAATTAACCAATAAATATGAAATTTATAAATATAACTCTTATAAATGTTTTATTGATATTTTGAATGATAAAAAATGCAATAATAAAGAATTAATAATTTATGATAATATTAATAAAACCGTTATAAAAAATCTTTATAGATTGATTCCAGTTATATTTACATATAATAAACAAGATCAGAAAATAAAAAGTTATTATGGTGATATTTTTTGTAAAACAGGCGAAAAACATTCATTTAAACATTTTTTAATGAATGATGGTAAAGAAGATTATGAAATTACCGAAAATAATGTTTGGATATCTAATATTGAAAAAAATAAAAAATTAACAAATTCTGTCTTAAAGGATTCGATTTGTACAAAATGTAAAATCCTAAAAAAATCAATAAACGATACTGATGATAAAAGTATTTTACAAATTATTACAGAAAAAGAAAATATCGAATCGTTTTATAAGTCATTTAATTATAAATGTCCGGTTAGTAATTTTCATAAATTTGTTGAAAATAAATGTTCTAAATGTAATTTGACAAAAGATATGATATTAAAAAAAGACAAAGAATATTATAAACAATGGTATAATATAAACATTCAAAACGAAATCAAAGATGTTAAAATATATAAATATAATATAATAGATTACAAATTACCTAGTGAAAATTATATAAAAATGTTTTCTAATATATTAAATAAAAATTACAATATGATAAAAAATATAGGTTTATATGAACAACAATTATTGATAGATGTAGAGAAAGATAATATAAAAAATACAGAAAGATATTATAATCGTCATGTTATAATTAATGGTTATTTAACAAAAATACTGAGTAAATATGTTTTATTGAATAGTACAGAAAACTTAAAACCTTTATCAGAAATAATATTGTATGATAATGTTTCTATATCTCATTATTTTGAAATTTATGAAAATATGATTATGAATTCAGAAGAAAGTGATAAAATATCATTATTTGTTTTAAATGTACTTAGTTTGTTTTTTATAACTGTATGGAAATATGTTTCCGAGAGTAAATTTTCAAAAGAAGAACAGACTAAATTTAAAAAAATACTAGACGAATATGTAAATAATATATTAGAATCAGAAAAACGAAAATGTAATCATGGAACATTAAAAATAAAATACAACCAGGAGGAAGAACAAGAAGAAACATTTGATGACGAAACAGTAGAACAACTTGAAAGTATAGAGGATCCGTTTTCATTAAACGATATCGATATTGATAAAAAAGATTTACAGGACAGAAATACCGATTAAATGAATCAGTTATTAATATATGTTTTACAATTTATACAAATTTTTTTATGATTATAATCCATAGATATAATATTTTTACATTCTTTACAATATTCGATTCTATTATAACTATTTATAAAATGTCTACTTGTACACAAACCGCTATATTGATTTAATAATTTACCACATAAACATTTTATATCTATAATAATTTCACCTACTGATTTTATGTCGATTATATAATCGTTTGACATTTTTTTTTGTTTATATATTTTTTCAAATTTATGTTATTAAATAAATATACAATGCTCGGTCCATTATCAGATGATTATTATTTTATTATTACAGCTGGTCCGACTGGAACGGGTAAATCATCATTAGTAGATAAAACCTTAGAACATTTAGGAATTGATCAAAAAGGCGTATCAATAAAAAAATTTCTTATAGATGACTATGTAGAAAAAAATACAGTATTTAAGAATGATATTAATGGTATAATAGAAAGAGTAACCAAAGAATGTATAGGAGAAGATAAAAAATGTGAAGATGAAAAGTATGAACAAAATGCAAAAAAATTTACTGATATTTATTTTAACGCTCGGGTCAAAATTCCTTGTAATAATAATACTGAATTTACTTGTAGTAAATTATTAGATGTTGAATTAGAAGAATCTATTAAAAATAATGAAAAAATTATTGTTTTTGAAACAACTTTTGGTAGTAGTAGTTTAAATTGGATATTTGATTTAGTACCGGCTCATTATAAGATAATCTTAGTATTTTCTTTTGTAGATTATAGCACACTTAAAGAAAGAATTAAAAGTAGATTTAAAGAATCTTTAACAAAATATAAAGCTGACAAAACACTAAATGCACCAAGACTTGTTGAAACGCAAAACAAAGTATTTATAGGTGTGATTGAATCTATTATAAATAACTTGTATAATTTTTATAAAGAATGTTTTAGTAGAGATGAAAAAACTTCTTATAGAGATGAAAAAGTCTGCGGGGCTCACAGGTTAAATCGATTGTTAATTTCTAACAATACTGTAAGTCATCAATTTGCATATGATAGCGGTGAAAGTAAAGATCTATTACCATCTCCAGAGTATATTGAGGGATTGGTAAGATCTATTATTAGTTTACCACCTCATTCGACTGAATCAAAATCTGGCGGAATGACTAAGAAAACATCTGCAAAAATATATAAAAAAGAATGTCTAAAAAAATCTAAAAGTAGTAATAAGAAAAAATCTAAGAAAAAATATAAGAAAATTTCAAAAAAAAAATCTAAGAAATCAAAACCTAGATAATTATATTATTCTAAAATAAAACTTCACGAAACCGTGCTGAAAAAATTAAGGATAATACATTACTTTTTTTTATTATACTAATTCAATATCTGTATTAATATAATATGAATTTAGTTAAAATACTATTATTTTTAATAATACTTTATTTTATTTATAGTAATTTATTTATTATAACACCTATTATTATTGGAGGATTTAATTACAATGTTGTACCAGAAGAAATACCAAAATATTTAACAGAAGAAATAAAACCGCATCATATATTAATAGTAGATGTTCCAAATATGATGTCAAAATGGTATATGGAAAAAAATAATAACAAAAAATTTGTATACAATCAGGAAAATATATTTAAAAATTATTTAAAATGTATGGAAGATCATTATAATGAATTCTTTAAATTAAATGACCAAAATTGTAGAGTAAATTATGTTTTTAAAAATCACCAATATAGTGATAAAGATTTTACATCAAGTACAGAAATAACCGAAAAAGTATGGAATACGTTTAAAAAATTTGTTAGAGAACATCCATGTGCTTATATTTCCGTTGCTGAAGATTATAAAAAACAAAAAGAAAAAGATTGGAAAGATAAAAAATATCATTATTTAAGAGAAAGAGACGATTTTCTCGCTTTTAGAATGGCACAGATGTATTTAATGAATAGAATGGATTATTGTGTAATGTCAGACGATAATTTTAAAGATTGGGATAAATTTGGAAATATTCCTCCGTTTTATTCGCATTATTTTTATTACTATAATAATACAGTAATGTCAACTACAGAATTACTAAAACCTGTACCAAATTCTCTTGGAAGTTTAAAAGATTACAAAAAAATAAATATTGATTTTAAGTTTAAGTTTACTTAAATAAATTATAAAATTGTTTATTAAAATAGAAATTTTCAAAAATCAAGTAATATTATTGTAACAATAAAATATATAAATTTTGTTTAACTATAGTTATTATTATTTTAATATAAATCTATTTAACATTTCACAAACGGAGAAATAATCCACAATTAAATTAGATAATTCGCGCGGAAAATAATTATATAAATTATTACCAATATAAACTAATTCTCTGTTAATACTATTGACATGATGACTAACTTTTATTTTTTCTTCTTTTTCATATTTATTATCATCCAATCCAATATAATTATCAAAGAATTTAGTTTGTAATTTATAATGTTCAAATATAATTCTTGTGAATATTCTGGTTCTTGAATTTACGCTTGTTCTGTTATAAATTTTTGGATGGTTTAAATTATCATAAATAAGAATATTTAAACAT